TGGGTTAGTATCGTCCAATTTCAATCAGTGTGCATCATTATTATAGCACCCTATTTCATCATTAACCATTGCTGAAACCAAAGGTTTTCTTTCTGGAAATAAATCTTTAATTGACCTGACAGCATCAGTATAACACTGACCGAGATATGTCCCATTATCCGTAAAACTAGCGCGGGTCTCGGCAACAGCCCACCATCCAGACCGACTCCTGAACTCAATATACCAATAACCATAGTCGGTATTTTCTCCCGTTGTTTGGGATATTAAATTATTTAATTGTTCCGTTCTTGTTCGCATTCGCAACATCATTTCCTCTCTAATTTTCCCTTGAAGTTCCCAGATATCTTTTTTTATCATGTCGTTCATCTGATTAGCTAATCTCATCTTATGCCCTGAATCCGTAATATCCTCGTATTCGCTTATTAACATTTGCAACAACTCAATATCCATGTCATCCCACCTCAAAAGTAACAACGTTCCACTTTAATTCTACCTGTTCCCCAATCCATTTGTCCATACACGAATTAACAAAAACTTGATAATCTCCCCTAGAATTTAGCCAAAGTTTAGGGTATTTATCCTTCAATTCCTTAATCGTGAAAATCTCCTCAGATGCCGTTACCTCCCTGTTGAGTGCTATTAACTTAATTATAGTAGAATTTTTCATATTCTTTATTGGTCAGGATGGTGTTTAACACTTTTTTTAAACTTATTAATAACTGCAATAGCTTTTTTATATTCTAAATTCAACTTCTGATTTTTTTCTTGTAATTCAGCTATTTGATTACTAATACTTGAATTACTCTGCTCTTGTAATATGGTTAACTTTTCCTTTAAGTTAATATTCTCAGTTTCGATTTTGCGAAGATTGGTTTCTCTGTATTCAATCTCCCTTTCAAGAGTCTTAATTTTCCCTTGAAGTTCCACAATTATTTTAGCATTTTTAATATCAAAAATTCGATTAATAGCAATCCCGATCACGCTACTACCACTCAATAAAATACCAGTGAACCCCANGACAGTTTGGACGGTTTGGTCTGGTGGTGTGGTTGTAGTAATCTGAAGAAAGGTCAACATATTAGGACTTATAGGTATACTTTATAGATAACACAATTCCCACAAGAGTTGAGAAAAAATTCCCGCAAATTAAAGCAGAAATATTCCCGTTTTGTTCAATTCCTATGGCTCCAAANAAACCGAGAACAAACAANACTGAAAGGATGTGGCAGATATTCAATAGCAAATAGCAAGCCACCCAAACCGGAGANCTAACATAATGATTTTTTTTCAACTTATAAACAAATACCCAACAAATCACACCGCTAATCCCCACCCCCAACATNAAGGCGTTCAGGAAGTCGATGCTTTCGTTTACGAAATAAATGGAAGTTTTTGGCGGGGTAAATATCACCCCAAAAAACCCCAATAAAATCATCACCAAGAAATGATGATTAAAAAACAATGCTTGACCCAAATACTTAATCTTAAAAACTGGTTTCTTGTATCTCTCATATTCAATCAACGTCGGGAAAGTCCTGTTTTTTTCTCTTTCTTTCCTTAAGTTTTTTGTTCCGTTCATAATAGTGCTCCCACACCAAAAACAACGATAGAAAACTGATAAAAACCTGAATAACCAAAGTCGAAACTTTAACATATCCAAATTTTTGATAGCCAAATTTATTTAAACTATCAAATATCAGCATTATACCACTGTTAATCAATAGCGTTGAACTCAAGTATTTATTTAATTTTCTATCATCAAAAAATAAGAAGATGCCATTAACAATAGAAATTAGTCCGGCAAAAAATAGCAGGAGAATATAGCCAGAATTGTCGATTGTCAATGGCATATTATTATTGTACTAACGGGTCGTTGTCCATAGATTCAAGTGCGACTAATTCCGCAGCTAATTTTTCTTTATACTCCTGCTCAAATGCGTCAATAAAAACAGGAACAAAAGCCTCAATAGCATCGTGTAGCCCTGGATATTTAGCCAATGGAATCCTAATGATTCCGCTTTTATTCGTTGGGATTGTATGACCCGTTTCGTGGTCAATCATCACAATCACATAACACGCTTCAATAAACTCTCGATTGACCTTTCCAGTTTGAGGATTTGCAGTTTCAAACTGTTGTCTGTAAACAATTCGATGTTCTTGGTAACTCATTTTTATGCTCCTATTAATCCGTGAGTTGTCAAATCATCAATCAACGCTTTTACTCTTTCAGCTAATTGTACAAGTGTTACCGTTGAAACCGATTATAACAATTCTAAAAGTTGCCCACTTAGATTATAAAAAGGAATGATATTATTCTCTGTAAATTATTGTTATTTTAATAGGCTTACCTAAAACACTAAAGCTACTGGTAGGATGATTCGCTATCTGGACTGATGTTGATGATGTCGATATGTCAAAATAATACCCTGGTGAATACTGATGAGCATCTGCCACATAAACCCCAGGAGAATGCTCCACTAGAGCAGATATATGAATAATTTGAGATGTAGTTATCCCAGGAGCTATTTGTGTAATCCCCCCTTGGGTTGCAGCAGTTGTACCAATAAGGTACTTGATTTTAACAGCAGGATGTCCACTCGAAACCCCACCTAAAGAAGTAAATCCTCCAATATGTTGATTTCCCCCAATACCCTGCCCACCTGCTATTACGGAAGCCCCTGTAGTAGTAGAAGTTGATGGTGTTGTTAGAGAAATATTGAACCTACTGCTATCGACAGAGAAAAAAGTCGTATTAGCATTCCCCCAAGACTGAGAACCAGTTGCTATATCTCTTTCCCACCATGCCCTTGTATCAACTCCAGGCGTTCCAAACGATGCGTCAACAGTTATTCCATTATGGAATAAAGCCGTTTCCCAATTAGTTCCGGCAACTCTGCGACAAATCCACGTTCTTTCTGACGCAATATTATTAACGATTCCTGTAATTGACCAAAGCAATTGAGTATTTCCTGCAACAGTACCCAAGAGAGATTGTTCAACCACCCTAACTCCTGTACCTGTCCCTGCTAGCGAACCTGTAATCGACAGATTCCCTGTTACTGTCCCACCCGTCAGGGACAGGTAGGAATTGACATCAATTGAATAAGTTCCGTCACCCGTTTTCTTGAGAAATCCTGGGGTGTCAGATAATGCCTGAATTGCAATTAATTCATTCCCTATACTATTAGTCGAAACCGCAGTTACTTGACCTTTGGCGTTAACGGTGACAACAGGAATAGCACTGACACTGCCAAAACTGCCAACATTGCTATTGACTGTCTGCAACGTCATCACACCCGAAACGTTAGCACTCCCATCGAAACCACTAATCGAACCAGTTATATCCCCCGTCGTTGAAATTGTTCGGGCGTTTGTTAATTTCAACGCCTCCCCCGCCGTTGCCGAGCTTGATATTTCAACATAAACAGAACCCGACCATCGGTAGGTTTTGTTGTTATCTTCGGCGACATAAATTTTGCCAGTCTCGCCCGCAACCGGAAACGCTGCAAGGTTAGCAAAATTAAGGACATCGTCAACATAAGATGGCAAAACCGATGCTGAAATTGTGCCAGTCGCGGCGTTAACAGCCGTTAAGATTGTATTATTGGAAGTTAATGATTTTGTGAAATTTGCCACCGTTGGATCGGTTTCAACTGTAATCACATTCCTAATTAATTGTCCAACGCCCATCTAAAACCCCCTTATTAGTTCAACGGATGCCCCTTCTGGAATAACGATTGTGATGGCGGGATGTCGCGCGGGTAAACATGACTCCAAATTCACAATGTCATTAATCCCATTTGTTGCTGTTTTTGTCAGCCCATTAATCGTTACAGTTCCGGTTAAAATCGTTAGATAGACATAACAACTTCCTGCGGGAATAGTTGTTGTGCCTGCTGTTAAAATCCTCCAATCTGCTGTTAAGTTGGTCGCGGGCAACTCAACCGGAATCCTGTTATTAGAAAGACTGGGAATCTTGGCGTTAATCGCTGTTAATGTTGCCTCTTTGGTGAGCGTAGAGATATCATCAAAGCAACTCAATACAGCGTTGTATTTTAATGCAGCTTGATAAGCTGCATTTTCGCTTAACTGCATTTGCTCATCCAAGGCAGTTAAAATGCTGTTTAGATTCGTTCGAGCTTCGGTCGATAGTGTCATGTTTCAAATACTCCTTGAACTAGATGATGATCTTTTGGAGCCAGATTGTTTGGGAATTACAATCGTCTGCTTTTGAGTTGATAGCGTGACTTGATTGTATCCGTTTTTAATTTGAGGCTGAGTTAATTTTAATATTTTTATTAACTCTTGCGATACATAATTTAGATCTCTCATATTATCCAAAAATTAACGTCATCTTCCTTGCTGTTATTCTAATCATAGCATCAAAATCTAGGATAGGTAAACACCCTAGTGAAACATCTTGAGAGATTGATGAGACAATACTTCCATTGTAAACATAAGAAACCCCTAACTTAATATTTCCAGACAGAGATCCAGAGGATAAACTTATTGCCATACCAGGAGAGGTAAATAAGCCATTAATATAATTAGTCGGTTCTAAACTTGTCAAACTAAATCCAGTAATGGCAGAAATATTAAAAGTTTGAGAGGTTAATCCTGTTGTGATTCCAGAAGGAGAATCCTGCCTATATAAAACGCCATTAATTAAAAGATAGAAACGAATCAAGGAAACATTGAAACCTCCTGATGGATAGGTTATTATGGCTGAAATTCCTTGGCTATTTAGGACTAATTCATTAGCACCCCAAAAAACCTTGGATTCCCCAGTTTTTGTAGAAACAATTGCCAATAACGCTTCCGATGATTGGGTAGCCTCAATCCCTCGAAAAGTGGCTACACCATCACGACTAAGGGTTATTTTTTGCCCTTCAGTATTGGTTAAAAATCCAGATAAAAACTGTTCAGGTGTGTCCAGAAATTCATAGATTCGAGACTGTGATCCGTGGATCATCCCCCCTGCCATCCTGCCAACTCTCACCCCTACAGCATCTGGCAAAACCCGACCCGTATAATTTTGATCTTTATAGATTAATCCCCCTTGTG